AGTTGTTTCCGTGGTGTATCACAAGAGCCTAAAGGTGATTGCCCTATTTGTTTTGGTCAAGGAATAGTAGGTGGTTTTGAAAAATTTGGAACTAGATTAGAAGTAGTAGACCCTTCAAGATTATGCACATGTGTAAATGTGTTTCCAGATGTTGCAAATATTAATCTACCTCCTATGTTTCGTCTTAACGATGACAGCCTTAGTGGATTTGTTATTTGTGATGTAGACATAGGGTACAACATAGGAGAGGTAGATTATTTCAATTGTTATTCTGGTCTAACATCAAATCTATCTCATGTAGTTGCATATGTTAAACCATACGGAACACAAGATACATCATACGTTGAAGTAAAAGATTACAAACAAATTGAAACTTTATTAGCCTCTGGAATAAGAAAAATAACATTTAAGATTACCTTATCAAGGAATCATTTGGAAGTTGTTAGCCCCTGTTTTTCACATTTGTATTTAAGGTATAGAACTAGATCCAAACAACAAGGCATATTAAAAGGCGATATTCCTCCAGTACAAAATTCTTCTTTGTTTGACCCCAATGGAGGGTCTCAAAATAGTTTTACTTCATTGTCTATAGTTGTAGATCCAGCAGTATTTTCAAATTACACTACTGATGACTTTTTCTACGAATTTGAAAAAGAATTAAAGTGGAAAATATTTGAGGTAGAAAAAAAGAGACAGGTTGGAAGTTTAACACAAATAGCATTACAAGCATCATTAATTCAAGATTACGAAACAGGTTACATGAAGGTACCAATTTAGGAGATTAAAAATGAAAATTAAAATAAAAGACAAAAGTAAAATAGTTGCCAAAGACGTAGAATTCACTGATGACACATATAGTGTTCCATCAGTACTTTGTTTTTGCACAACACCTGATTTTGATTATAGTACTTTTTTATCAATGTTCTCGGATAAAGGATTAGTATTACTTAATCTATCAGAAGGAAGAGAAATAACTCCACTTTCAGTTATAGCTCACGGAGATAGAACTATAGAAAAAGAAGAAAAATCTGGAGTAGTTGTAGTTTCAGTTTTAGATTCTAACCCTAGGGCATTAAGATCTTTAGAGAATATTCTAAATGAAATAAAAGAGATTGCAGAAACATGCAGTTCAGTTAACATAAGGTTTGTTCCTTATGATCCAACCTTGAAGATGTTAAATTTTGTTTTCTCTGGCTACATAGATAATATCAATATAAAATAGGACTATAAGATGGAATTTGATTTTTTCAAACAGAAAGAAAGCAAAGAAGATAATAAAATATTTGACCCTCAGCAATATGCTGAAGAGTTAGTGTTTGAACAAGTTCCAGATAGCGTTCTTGACAGTATTGATGAATCTGATTTACCTATTCCTGCAAACTTTTTAGAAGCAGTTGTAGGTAAAAAATTCTTGAGTGGAACTATTCTACCTAGACAAATACAAATAGGAAGTCTTCTTCATGGAGATATTTGTCCACATTGTTCAAACCCAAAAGCAATAAATAATCTTTACGATCAAAAATTAGGTTGGATTTATGATAACGTAATGTTTATGAGAAATGGGGTTTGTCCTAAATGCAAAAGAACTAGATTGGATTTATATAAAGAAGAATTGTTTAACTATCCGAATGCTTGTTTTGTATGTGCAGGACAAAGATCAGGAAAATCAATTCTATCTGGTGGATTATTAGCTCATTATCAAAACATGCGTTTTAATACCATGACTAATAAAAAAGGTAAACGAGTAATACCTTACAAATATTTTCATAATCCTCCAGCTCCATTATACGGGACATTTACTGCCGTTAATTTAGGACAGGCGTATAAAAATTTATGGGACCCGTTCAAAGGTTATTTATCCTCTCCTTGGTACACTCTATACTTTGAAATACTTGATTACTATGGAAAGAAACTCGGTATTGAGCTTTACAAAAATACTACTACGTTTTTACAATTCAATCATAAAAAATTAGGATGGTTGTGTGAACCCCCTGATAAAAAGACGTTGCGTGGTAAAACACGTTTTTACTTTGATATGGATGAATTAGATTGGCATGACTTGGATGTTAAGGATGATAGTAAAAGAGGGTCTGCTAAAGAAGTTATGGCCGCTGGAAGAAACTCTCTTGTTACTGTAAGAAGAAAATCGTTAAAGAAATTACAGAAGGGATGTTTCAATGTTCCAACTGGGTTAGAATGTTATGTGTCTAGTCCAGCAGAAGCAAATGGAATATTACTTAGAAAGATTCGTGAATCAAAACGTAATACTTCTATGCTAGGATTTCATTATGCAACTTGGGAATTCAACCCTGATTTTAGTTCACCAGAAGATATTGGTGAATCTGATCCAATGATTTTAGCTAGAGATTTTGGAGCTAAACCTCCGTTAGCTGATAGCCCTTTCTATAACGATTCAAAAAACCTAGTTGGATTAATAGGTAAGAGAACAGGGTTAGCAGAATATGAAGTACTAGAAAATAAAAACAGCTATGGGGAAATAAACATATACCCTAAACTTGGAAAAATTTCATATTCTAACACCTACCCTAAAATACTAACACTGGATAATGGCCAGGTTAATAACTGCTTTTCAGCATGTATAAGTCATTTAGAAAAGAACGTAGTTGTTAATGATTTTCTAGTTACAGTTAAACCAAGTAAATCAAGAAAGATTAATTTAAGTAAATGTTTTGACGATTTTGTTTTGCCAATTGTTAATAACAAATCATTTAATATAGTGATGGTATCGTATGATAGGTGGAATTCTTCACAGGCTATAGACTCACTAAAAGACAGTGGAGTATTTGCTCTTCAATATTCTATAAAGTATTCTGACTTCCTTGAAATTAGAAGTGGACTAAGTTCAGGACTATTTGAATTTTGTAATCCTTCTATGGATGTATCGTGTCTAGTAACACAAGACAGTGATTTGAACTTTGTTGAAATTTCAAATTCAAATCCTTATTTTGGTCTTCTGTATGAAATACTTACTGTTAGGGATTTAGGTAGAACATTATCAAAACCAACAAATGGTGATGATGATATATTCCGTGCATGGGCGTTAGGATGCACTTTAATAAAAAAAGAAGAATATAAAAAGATGTTTAGTGAGAAAGGAAATATTTCTGCCGGAAGTGATAGGGCACTTGGAAGCTTTGGTATGCTAGGATCTGGTAGAAAACCATCATGCACAGGTAATGCTTCTTTAGGTAGTGTTCTGAAGAAAAGTAGGTGAAAATATTAAGTTTTTGAAAATTTTTATAAAGAGGAGATTTGTATGACAAGGATAAGTAATTTGCATAAAGCGGCGATGGTAGAACTTAGAAAGCAAGGTAATTCTGCAACTAGAGAGGCAGTTACTAGAGTTGTGGCTAGTATGGTTTCTGCTGGAGTATCCTCTTTTTCAAAAGAAGAGGACATTGATAGAGTAGCTAGAATAGCCGCTAATTCGTATTCAAAGTTTAAAGGAACAAATTTGTTAGCAGTTAAAAAAACTGCAAGCGTAGTAGAAAATACCAAACACAATCCAAGTGGAACAACATGCCCAAGGTGTCATTTACCAATGGTGGTAGTTGATACAAAAACAAGACCAGTATCATATTGTACCAATGGATGTCGCATAGCTCTTCCTTTTGAAGTAAATTAATCGAGGTAATATAGAATGTTCGAGTTTGGAAACAAAGCAAGATCTTCGGTTCAGGTTATTGGTAAATCCAATATGGGGCAAGGAACATCTAAAGGCATACATAATAATGGGGTAAACACAACTGCATCCGTAGATAGGTATCTTCCAAACAACGAAACATTAGATAGTGCCTCTTTACTAGATGAGTTAATACCACAATCTGAAGATGGGTTATTAAAGATATTTAGAACTATTGCTAAAACGGATTCAGTTGGTGGGCCAGTAATAGACATGATTTCCTCCTTTGCGTGGAGTGATGGATCACTGTCTGGAATAAGTGATCCAGAAATTATGTCCTTCTATGATGAAGCATTCCATATGATTGACCCACAATCATTCTTACCACAGGCTACTCAATCATATCTTACGGATGGTAAAATAGTTGGTTCTTTAATTTATGATTCTGACAGAGGTACATTTACTGACCTTATTTCGCAAGATCCATTATACCTTGATTTTATACCAATCCCTATTAATGGTTTTGACCCTAAAATAAATTACAAAGGAAATGCGAATTTTAAGAAGTTTATAAATTCAAATGATCCTAGAGATGAATTAGCAAAGGCAAGAATACCAAAATTATTATCCGACAAATTAGGAATGGGTGGTAAGGTTCCACTAGAACCACTTAATACCTTATATGTACCAAGAATAGTAAACCCATTTGATTGGCTAGGGACTTCTTTATTATGGAGAATTCTTCCATTCTACGCTTTAGAGAAAGCTTTATGGAATGCTTCAATAGCTAGTGCAAGAAGAAGAGCACGAAGCATTACTCATATTAAGTGTGGTATTCAGGATTATTGGGAACCTACTCAAGCGGATCTGGACAACATTGTTAATTATTTCATGCAGTCTGAAGAAGATCCTGTAGGTGCATACGTTATCACAAGAGATGGTGTAGAAACTAATGATGTAAGACAAGCTAATGATTTCTGGAAAATATCTGAAGAATGGGATATGTTAACCTCTGGAAAAACTAGAGCGTTAGGTTTTAGTGAAGCGTTATTATCTGGTGATACCGCGATAGGAACTTCTGAACAGGCTACTGCATTATTTATAGAATCTGTTAAGATTCTTAGAAACGATATTACTAATAGAATATTCTATCGTAAGATGTTTGCAAACATTGCAAGAGCACACGGGTTTGTTCGTAAGAAAGACACCGAAAGTACCGCACACGCCATAAATAGAATGGATGCCACGTTCAATACTTTGTGCAAACAGATTAAAGTTACAGGATCTGTTAACGGGTCAGGAACGTACATGGTTAAATCTGGTCTTACAGTAGATCAGGCTCTTGACATTGCATATAAAGATTTACTTATTCCACAAATAACATGGAAGAAACAACTGTCTCCTACTAAGGATGATAGTTATATGCAACTTCTACAAACTCTTGAAGAAAAAGGAGTACCTATAAGTAAAAAGCAATGGGCTTCTGCTGGTGGTTTAGACATAACTAAACAAATTGAGGATATGGATGAGGATCTTTTAATGCAAGAGATGATTCAGAAAAAATTAGCCAAGAAACCTAAAGGCGAAGAATCTGAAGAGGATGAGGATACTGGAAAAGATGAAGAGGACGAGGATGGATGGGCGGGAGCCTCTACTACAAAGATTTCTGGGATAGCTAATATATTCGATAATGTCGTTAGACCAAATAAATCTACCTTCTTTGGAGTTGGCCCTAAGAGATTGAGAAAAGCGGTTAGAACTCTTTTCAAAAGTGATTTAGGTATTCTTAATAGTTCTAAAGAGGTTAAGAGAGTTCTTTCTCAATATTATGAAGGAAGTAATAATAAGGTGGAAGCCGCTTGTTATCTTCTTAATAGATCGTTATTAACGGATGTTCTTATTTCTCCTAGTTTCCTAACTAAGGTAGCTACTAGAATTGACGACAGATTGAAAATTACAAAAGAATCTAAAAAGATTAAGGGTTTAATGAAGGAACAAACTTTTCTGTATTCTCAGATGGCAAAACATAATAAGAAAAAGAAGGTTATTAATATTCCAAATGCAGGGCCTGATAAAATAACTGGCAGTAGAATATACGCTGGTTTGTCGAGAAATTGAGCACACGTTTCAAATTTTTAATATATGAATAAAAGAATAGGCTTTCTTTTTTCCGCAAGGATAGTCTATAAAAAACAGCGGATAAGGAAAATGTAAATATGAAGAAGTACCGAGTAATCGCTAGTCATGTAATCACCGCTGAATCGCAAGAAGATGCGTTGCAGAAGCTTGCACGAGTCACCGCGGCAAAGAAAGAAGTAACTCCAGAAATGGCAGAAGCAGCCATTGATGAAGCGAGTGTAATCGTTAACCGTTTTGTAAAAGCAGGGTATTCAGGAAACCTTGAATTCGTAGATCGTATTACGGATGCAACTCTTGATGAAGCGGACATGAAGACCCGTCTTATTAAGGGGAGGAGGCTTTTCCTTCGTAAATTAGCGGACGGAGAATTTAAGGATCTTGCCGCTACTGAATCTGACATCCTCAAAGCTTTCTTTGATTGTGTCAATCACGTTTCAGTAAAAGTTATTTCTGAGGAACAGTCAGTTGTTGAATCCTTAGCTAAGATCTTCGCAAAGGTGAAGAAAGTAGTAAAGGGAAAGAAGACTATTCGTTACTACCGCCTTAAAGGGTACAACTTTAAGACTGACCCTGATGTAGCTGAATTGAAGATGATCTTTAAGAAGATTGCTAGAGTATAATTTAAAGAACAGGTTATGCAATGCAAGATATTTCGTTAATAGTGTATTCAGTGTTTTTTGGAATTCTGTTTAGTCGAACTGATTTTTTGGAACGAGTAAAACATTTTCTTCAAGGAACAAACTGTAAGCTATTAGCGAAAGGTCTTGATTGCCCTTTTTGTTGTAGTTTCTGGTCTGGAATTATTTTTGGTTTAATATTTGATTTTGATAATACCTTACTAATTGCTTGTAGTTCTTCCGTCCTAGGATATTTTATTGCTAAAGGAGACTAAGATGGGTTGTTGTAATGGTAACAGAAAAACTATAAAGTGCCCAAAATGTGGTCATTCTATGGCAGACGGTAAAGAATATCTAAGGTGTAGACATTGCAATTTGATTCAAAGGAAAACAAATGATTTATCAATTAAGAAAGCTTAATCAAGGGATAGAACAAAATAAAGACTCCGAATACGAAAAAGCGTATATGAGTTATCCCATTATAAAAAAGACTTTTAACAAGGTTCCTATAACTGAAAACTATGTTATAGTTACTAACGAAGAAAGTGGTCTTTGCACGGTTAAAGTTGTAAAAGGCCCTATGACAGGTAAGCACTTTAAAGTCTCCTACGATCTTATTAAAAAACCTAATCTTCTTCCTTGCTTTTGTAATAAGGATGAAGTATGGTTGAAATGTGTAAATCAAGTTGAAAATAATGAAGTGCCGGAAGAAGTAAAACAACTCATTAATAATGCTGTTTCAAAAAAGAGAATAACCGTTATAACGGCAGGTTTTAATGACGCATCCTCAACCAAAGATTCAATATTATCAATACAAACAATTGAAGAAGTGTTAAAACCTTATTTAGGCCCATTTGGTTTGTTAATGATGTTAAAGTTATTAAAAGAAAGGGTTTTCAATGAGTAAATCCTACAGTGGTGTATTAAATCGTATAAAGAGGAATAAGAGCAATATGCAAAAGCAACAAGAATTAGAACAAAAACAACAGAAGCAAGAACAAAGTAAAGTTCCTTTGTGCCTAACTTCTATAAATGATCTAACAAGAAAAGTAGAGAAACTTAAAACAAGTTGCTTTTCTGGTTCACCAGACTACTTTATTTCTTCGTTGGATAACATTAGAACTATTCTAATGGACATGTTTAAGAACCTAACTATAAGAATGACCGGCACACCTGAAGTAAGTGCATCAAAAATAAAAGCAGCCGCAGACTCTTTGAGTGGTATTGATGAAGAAACTAAAAATGATTTATTGCTTTTAGCAGATGTACAAACTGGAGAATTGCTAACACCTGAATCTATTTCTGAAAATCTAGATACATTCCGTGTAATTTTCGATGAGTCAAATGTAGAAGCAAATGAGAAAGAAATTGTTTTCCATGCGGATGTTGAATTTGAAATCGTTATTGGTGGAGTTAAGAAACAGGCAAAGATTGAAGGGCGTTTCCCTGTTCCTCTTGCAAACTTAGTTCTTACAAACGTAGAAAGGTAATAAATGTCATCAAATATAGAATTGCTTAAATCTTATATTAGTAGAAACCCAACGTTGAGCGATTCAGATATTTCAATACGACTTGGAGTTGCAACTAAGTCAGTAAAAAAAGCTAGAGAATCTATTTGTTCCGACATACAGGTTAATGAAGTAAAAAATAAAGTAATATCAAATAATACAGACAACCCGGATGTAGTTTTAAATCCAGCGGAGTCTCTAAAGATAAAGCTTAGGCAATTAGACCAAGCATTTGACGTTTCTAGAAAAGAATTTCTTCTTGATCCAAATTCTGATAATGCGTATAACATGACGCAGTTTTTATTAACTATAAAGCAAACGTTAAAAGAGTTAGATACATTTACTGATTTTACTGCTCTGTCAGACAGAATAGTTTCAGAAGTATTAGTAGAATTAACAAAACAGATAATGACTAAATCATATGAATGCTCATATGGCATGATTAAAGAGTTATCTGGGTTTCTTCCAAAATCTATCAAATATAAAGTAGATGAATTTCCAACTGAGTTTTATACTTCTATAGGTAAAGAGTCAAAAGATATTTACAACAATGCGCTAGACAAACTACAAGAAATTTTAAATATTGATCTTAGTAAATATAGAACGAAAGAAAGCGATAAAAAAGTAAAAGCAGTTAAAAGAATAAGGAACAAATAATGAAATTTAAATACAAAGATCAAATCGTTACTGCTTCTAGTAAAGTTGAGGCTATTAAGAAAGTAGTTGGTGCACAAGTTGTAGATAAAAATGAAATGTTTTTAAAAGCTAGACAGGGTGACACCTCAATTTTAGATTACCCGATAGAGTATCTTATGCTTAAAGATAAGAGTGGCGATACTCCTGTTCATTGGTTAGTTATAAAAGGAAAAGGAATTGATAGGATTCTTAAACTTCCAAAAAAGATTCTACTTATTAAAAATAAGTACGGACAATCAGTTGTACATAGACTAGCCGCAATAAAGGTTAAAGAAATTCTTGGACTAGACGAAGAACTATTAAAAGTTAGAGATAACTATTTAAGTACTCCTGTTCATTATTTAGCCGCGGAAGGAATTAAAGAAATAAACAATCTTCCTCCTAGTCTTCTTTCTATGCGCAATAAAAATGGGCAGACACCGTTAGATGTATTAAGAACAGGAATTAGAATTAAATAAAAGATTTTAAACATAGACCCGATCACAGGTATGTGATATTAAACAGTAACACTAAATTATAAAAGGAATATATTATGCCACAAAGAGCAAAAACTTTTGACGGAAATCTTGAGCAGGCACTACAGGCTTCTCCTGATAAACTTTACATATCGAATGGTATTAAAGGAAATTCTATTTTGATCCTCGACATCAAAGATCAAAATGGTAAATCACACTCTGTTCAGTTAAAAAGAACCTGGGTTCCTATTGATCTCATGCTATTTGCAGATAGAGAATCAATTAAATCTTCGGACAGCATTAGATCCTTAGTAAGAAAAGGTGCTATCAGACTTCTTGATTTTAAGGAAGCGGATGCCATTGCGAGAACACCGGAAGCAGTTGCTGAACTCACTAGAGTGGGAATCACATGTAACTCCGAATTTGATGCCGATGTTAAAAATGAGTCAGGTAATGGATCAGGTTCTAGCATAGATGCAAAGATTACTGATGAACAATATTATAAGAACGTAATAAACGACATTCTTTTGATGGATAGCGAAGTAGAGGCTATCAGCAAGTTGAAGGATATTAAGAGTTATTACTTTGCAGGTGAACCTGACGAGGTTACCACTACTCTTTTAATCTCCTTGCTAGGAGACATTAAAAAGAATTGTGAGAATACAAAGCAATTCCCAAATCTATTAAAGGAAACTAATGAAACTATCTCCGAGTTGTCAAAGTAATTTTAGTTAAACATTTAGGTGTGCCTGTAAAAGGGTACACCTATTTTTATTTGGGGTATTTTGTATGGCAAGTAATGTAGATACATCTGGTGCGGCAGCAGCGGCTGCATCGCAAAGAGCACAACAAGCAGCATCTAGCACAGTATCAAACGAAGCAATTCAAGAAGCATATAACAATGCTAAATCAAAAAGTAAAGATGATATTGATGCTAATCTTTATGGTAGACCTTCTAACAGACGAGCTTGGACTTTAACTACGTCTAGTAGAAAAGCTAATAATGAAAGTCCTATGAAATTTTATGTGAACCCTGGTCAATACACAATGGACACCCCTATAAGACAAAGTGTAGTTCAGGCTAAAGGGGGCCCAGTGGTTCATAACTTTAGAGATCCTAAAAGAGGAAATTCAAATTTAGGATTTACTACTATGAGTATTGATTTTAGTAGTGGGTCAATTTTACCTAGACCTAGTGCAGATTCATCCTATGCAGAAGTACCAGAAGGTTTACTTAATTGGATTGAATACTTGAAAATAATTCAAGAAGACACGGTATACAGAGACACTAGGGATAATACAATAAAACCAAACAATGCTATTCTTACTATAAATACTTTGATGTTCCCAAATTTGGAAATTGAAGGAACGTTTATAGAAAATGTGTCTCACTCTGAAAATTCTGATGATCCAACTCAAATACAATCTTGGTCAGGGAAACTTTTAATAAGAAAAACTACTCCTGCTCTTACTTTAGATGAAATAAATAATTTGAAAAATTCTTGGTTACAGAATATAAATAATTCTGGTAATGAATAAGGAAACATTTATGGCAAAGAAAACTTTTTCTAGAAATACACAAGCGTTGTTTACCGCTGGATTTTTCACTGACTCCACCTATACTACACCAATTACTCCTTTGTCATCTATATACCCAACTTATTCAATAAGAAACCCAATAGGTGACGTGGTTCATAGTGGTACCGCCGTTTCCTATCTATCTGATGGAAATTACAAAGTAGAATGGACTATACCTACTGATGCAATGCTATCCTCTGATAACGATGAGTGGAATATAGAATGGACAATGGTTTCAAGCGATAATAGACAACTTCAATTTAAGCAACCTTTCTTTGTAGTAGATGCAAGAGTAGAAACACCAGAAGATCATAGCATAATACAGGTTGCTTGCGATTCTGAAGAGTTTAGATTAAATAACTATTTTGAATCCGAAGTGCAGGACATAACAGTAAATGTGTATCAAGCAAAGAACACTACTACTCCAATATTAACATACACTCAAGACGACTTAACAGGCCCAGTAAACATAGAAGGGCACATCGCATATTATGTAAACTGTGACGAAGGTCTACCACAAGGTGACTATCTAATAATGTGGAGATACAGAAATGATTCAGTTTCTTCTTTAAGCAGAGAATTTAAGACGTTGAGAGTTGTTAGAACCACCGTTCTTCGTTTTGTAGATCAATTAAGAATATTAATTGATAGATTCAATAAAAGACAAGCTGCTCCAAATGCATATTCAGATAGCGATTTGATAGAGTTTCTTAATCGTGGATTAGATATGGTTAATTGTTGGTATCCACAAAGTACACCTGCTATTACTTGGGATAGCATTGATGGAACAAATTACCCAATATTTGTTATAGCGGGATCGGCTGCCTATGCATTGCAAAGTCAGTACCTTTTGGAAACAGATTTGAGCTTCAACTTTTCTGGACAAACCACGGTATTAGATTTTGACCGAACCGGCAACATAGATAATGCGTACCAGAAATTATTAGAATTTTTAAATACCAATTTAACTAAGGCTAAGATTGCAGTTACCCGCAGCGCAGGAATTGGGTCTGTAGCCGTCAGACCATACAGCGTGTACAACAATGCACGAAACAGGGTCATAATGTACGAAGGATCAGGAGCGCAAACTGGAAGTAGCGTCTGGTCCTTAATGGTCGTGCTTGGA